TCCAGCCGTTCCTGTCCCACGTGTCATTTTGACAACTGTCCCTTTCCTGCTCGGCTTTTAGATTTGCGGAAGGCTGGCGAAGCCAGACTAGTATTACCCGCAAATCGATCGCCGCCGCCGCCTCTGAAAGAACATACGGTCAGGCGATCTTTCCCTCCTCCCATCTGATTGGCTCGTTCAAGCAGATTTTAACATTCCCGCCATCTGATTGGCTGGAGTCTTAACTTTCCGATAATGTGAGTGATGGTCACTTCGACGTGTCGCAGGGTTAGGCACATTCGGGTATCTTCCGTCTGGTCATCATTTGTCTTTCTACCTTGTGGTCAGCAACCGTCCGTTTTCTTTCCATGGCATATGGAAATGGAAGAGGGACCCGTCGTCGCGGAGGTAGCTACGGTGGGACACGCCGCCGTTATAAACGGGCGTACAAATACAAGTATGCTCGACCTGCTCGAGCTCGTCGATCATATCGCAAAAAAGCTCGGCGCACTGGCACTCGTGACGCTTCTGGAGCTTGCGTATGTCCTGGTACAGAGTTAACTACTGGTGAGAAGTTTGTTCTTGCTCAGGGTGATCCTTTCGATCCCAAATGTCTGGGTTGTAAGATCCCCGATAGCAATACACAACCAAGTATTGGTATCCCGTGTCAGGAGTTGTATTCTACTAGTGGTTCTGCTGCGAACATGGCGTATTGTATTGCATTTTTGCCTGGTGTCACTGGTAGTATTGTTGTTCCAGGTGCTGTTGCTTCAAATTCTTGGTCATGGCTGGCTGCGTACGGCAATGCTCAGAATTGGAACAAAAAGACGGACATTGTAGCGGCGTGTGAAGCTGTGCGTCCTGTGGCGCATGGTTTACGCATTAGTTCATCTATTGCTCCAACCACCGCTACCGGTTTTGTGCATTTGGCTCTTGCTGTGGAGACGAATTTGGGTGCGTCTACGTGGCAGTTTGCCACCACAACTGCGCTTATGGCCGGTTATAGTTGGTACAAGCGTGTCACAGTGGCTAGTTTGACGCAATCTCCTGTTACGATTATCAACAAATTCGTTGATGAAACAGCCTTCCGCTACCTCGCACCTGATAGTATTCCTGGTTGGGCAGGCTCTACTGGTAACACATTTCAAATTCCGTTATCGTGGGGTGCGCTACTTGTAGCTGTCGAAGGTTGTGCAAACGCGGAACCACTTCAATTCGAAATGATGCTTCACCTTGAAGCTATTCCAAAGAATACTGGTGTGATAGCCGGCAGTCCTGCTGCTCCGTCGAATACAGCTCTTCTGGCTAGTGCTGCTGGTATTGCCACCAATACCGACTTCGCCCACACTGAAGACCAACAAGACTCGTATATGGCCCAAGTCGTCGAGAACGCCCAAGCTGGCGCAGCTGCTGCAGGTCAGTCTTTTGTAACAAATGCTCTGCGACCTGCTGCTTATAGTTTGGGCCATTCTCTTGCGAATCAGGCTCTTAGCGCGGGCATAGCCGGCGCGGCGGGAATCATGGGTGTTAATCGGGTCGGTCGTTTGGAACTTGGTCATTAACTTGTGAATGTGCTAGGCGGTGTCGCCCCCCGTAGCATGACTCGTCAAGTATATCCGGTGAATCAAGTTCGAAGAATTGGTACTACAATGCAAACTAGATCACAAGCAAGGAGTGCTGCGGATCGAGCCCAGACTCGTATCGCAGCTGTGCTTCGTGGTCGCCGATCCCGACAACAACATTCATTTCAAAGTCGTCGTATGGTACCTATCCCTAGAGCGGTATATCCTCCTGGGTATGGAGTTCTCCCTGATCCACATGATGAATTATAATATAATAAAAGTATTATACAATAACCTATTCTATCTATTAAAACATATCTTTTAAACAAAGGTGTGCAGTGAGGCTTGCCGATCAGCTAAGCAAAAAAATAAAAAGTATGAACATATCCTAATTAACTATATCACTGAGTATCTTGTGTACTAGCTATTTCATCATTGAGCTCCTTTATGACTTGTTCATAGTGCATGGTTAATGCTTCACGCTCGGTCATCCATTCTGAACGTTCTCGTTTCAATTTGTCTCGTTCGCTTCGCATCATGACAAACCGATCTTTCAATCCAAGGATGGTTTCCTGTTGTTGAGTTCGTTCTTCGTTGAGTGTCCGCAATGCCGATTGACACTGCAACAAGTTGTGGTCAGCCACAATGAGTTTTCGACTCTTCCCTTCATCCAATTCCACTAGGTTGTTTACCCGTCGTTGCAGACGTCCCACAACCGCCATAGAAGCCTGCCATTCGCGTGTAACTTCGTTCAATTCGGATCGCATCACCCCTTCGGTTTCCCATCCATGGGAGATACGTACCAATAGCTGTGTACGAATCTCTTCCTGAGTTGCATCTCTGGAAATCTGAAGTATCCGTTCGTTCTCCATCTCTTCACGCACAGCTTCTTGGTCTTCTTTCGCATTCACAAGAGCTTGATCGTAGTAATGTAACTTGACCAATTCGGCTGCCATGCATTGGCACTTTTCCGTAAGTTTGATTTTCTTTGTGGCCTCCATGGCAAATTGAGAAGTGAGCTCCTCCAACTGTGAGATGCAAACTTGTCCCACGTGGCCACTCCCAAAGTAAATAAACCAGGTTAGGCACCTGGTCAGGTCATCATCCCATCCTCTGATGTACATAAAATAGAAGATGCTCCGCCATGTGTTCCTCCTAAAGAACATATAACAGAAGGTTCCTATTATAGGATGGTCCCACCTCCTAATATAGGACTACACCCATGTCCTACCTATCAATCATTCCTAAAGAGTGTAGGTCTTCCTAAAATAGGACTACTCAGAACTGAGTCTATCCTAATATAGGAGAATCAGATCTGATTCCACCATATAGAGACAGAGGCCCAATACCCAACCCCGAGCAGACCCATGCGCAGGGGGGGTAGGGTACCCCCCGGAGCATGAGCGCTCTGCGGGCCGCATCACTCTACATACCAATCTATTGCCGCGCAGCGCCGTCGCAGGCTCCGAGCTTGCTCGGGCCAAGGCGTAAATATAACATCTCATCGTACAAACATGTTATCGTTAATACAGTTCCTACTAAAATCTGGGTAATCGTCGAATTCTTGAATGACGCCTAATGCTGGCATGATCATCCATTTTGACACTCGTCTTGCAAACGATGCAAAGTATGCGTTCTTGTACCACATTCCTGGAACTTGGTTACTGGTGATGATAATTCGCTTGGCAACAAAGTTGATCTGGCCTCCTTTCGATTCGACCAGTACAGGGTATCTGTCGCAAATGCGTAGCATCAAATCAAATGGCAGCCATCCATAGAATTCATCAATCACAACCGTTTCGTGGTTGGCATATCCATCCCACCAAATAGAACGTTGTTTCCAGTAAGCATCAGGGTACGTGTCCATAGCCCATCGTGACTTGCCAGTGCCAGTAGGTCCTTGTATCACAATAACTTCGGTTGGATGGTTTCTGGGTTTACTTGTGATTAGACGATATCGATCCAAGCCTCTATAACATGCAACATATACGCTGAAGTCGTGGTCAGCCAGTGCTTGGTCGCATTTTCCGTCTTCGATCATGGTCTTCATTTCCGCTAATACCTCCTTGCGTGTTTTCGGTTTCTTCACTTGAGCAAGAATACATGCGCTTGACGTATCTCTGGTATGCCATGTAATGTAGGGCGGCAAGCTGTCTGAATCTTCTAGGGTCAGAATCATATCCAACAGGTTGTCCGTCGTAGACGTCGCTATCGTCGCTTGAACATCCGGGGCAATATCCTTCAAGCAGTATTCCAGAGCTTGTCTTGCAGTCCCCTTCCTCTTCTCCAAATGGGCGCGTGGTAAACACCGTTTTATCCATGCCAAATCCTTGTGTCGATTCAATTCAAGGTAGCCCTGGTAGTGTTTGGTCCCAGACTCGCCTTGTTCCAAAGCAGCGAAAATGTAAATGAGGTGTGAGGACCACTTGTCGTCGTCGCCAGAAAAGCCGATAATGTCAGAGAGGGTGGGGTTATTTAGTGTGAAACACCAATAAGAAGAGGCTCCAGCCGTTCCTGTCCCACGTGTCATTTTGACAACTGTCCCTTTCCTGCTCGGCTTTT